AAACCTGCCGAGCCACTGCGGACTGGTGATGACCGACGGAATCGGGATTGGAAGTTTTCCGTTGCGTGCGCTCATGCTGTTAGCTGTAAAGGAATGCGTCCCAGCCTTCGCGCTCGGATAGCGTCCATTCAATCGTCGTCTGGTAAAGCTCGCCGCGCTGCTCTTGCGATGCGCTGGTCAATAGCCAGTTGCGGTCGCCGGATACGTTCGGCGGGTTGCCGCGCGGTGTCGCCACCTTGCTGAGTAAGTTCAGCTGCGAGGCGGTCATGCCTTCGTTCCCCTGCGTCGTCTCCGTCCATGTTATAGACGTCGAAAGGTATGTTTTGATTCCAGCAGAAATGCGGCGGGCGAACTCTTGGGCGTCTGCGCCAAGCGTGATCGTGGTATTGTCTGACCATTTCAGCGCGTTAAAGCTGGCAGCCCAGCTAAATCCATCGGCAACCTCGTAGTCTCCGACTTCGGTGTAATTGTAATTCGCCTTTAGCTTCCCGTCGAACAATTCGCCAAGCGCGTATTTCTCCGGGTCGGTCAGGTCTTTCCACTTGGGATGCTCGGTCAGATCAAGCTCCGCAATCCTTCCCTCCAGCCGATACGTCGACTCGATGCCCGTGCCGAGGTTTTCTTCGTCGTATTGTGCGCCCGCCGCCCCTGCGTAGTTCACCGTGACCATGCATGTCCCGGCCTCGCCGTATTTCACGCTGCGGCTTTCGACGACAAGAAAGTTAAAGATCGCCGGGATGGTGCTGTCAGCCACGATGGCGAAGGTTCCAGGCTTGAACTGGTTGGAAACCGTCGTGCTGGAAAACGTGCTGGCCAGCATGTAATACTCCCGCGTAGCCGTCCATCCGCCTTGCTGGTCTTGCGTGGCGGTAAATTCCCCGAGCGGGATGACTTCGCCTGTTGTGAGTCCGATTTGTGTGGCCATGATTTAGCGGGTGGGGAATGTGGTGCCTCTGGTGTTTTGCTCGACCTTGCTCATCACCTCGATGAGCCTGCGCCCGGTTTCGTCGCGGAGTGATGATGACTCGCCCGGTGCGGCTTGCCGGAATGTTTGGCCGTTCGGATCGACGCGGCGGAAGTTCGCGTCGTAAGTCAACTCGGCCATCATGCTGGCAAACTGGTTTTGCATCTCGCGCATTGCCACGCGGGACTCAAATCCGGTCACGGTTGCGTTTGCCTCTGATGCGCGTGTTCCAAATTCTGCCTTTCCGAATACCTTATCAAGTCCGGTTGCGCTGCCCCAGAAGTTCGCGCTCCCTTGGAAGCCTTGGAAAACCTTCGTGCCGATGCCGCGCATGGTGGCACCGAATGCAACGCCGAACCCTTTCCCAATGGTCATTCCGATAAACTCGCCAATCGCCATCAGCTTCGCCGTGTCGCCATTCACCGCGTCGGCGATGGTGTTGGACACCGCATTCCCTATTCTCGCGGCGGCTTCCTTCAGCCTTGGAAGCTGGTCGATTAGTCCTTGCGCCATCCTGTCGAACTGGTCGGACAACGGCTTGCCGACTTCATCGCGGAGTTGCTCGAAAGCGCGGGACATGCGCTCGGACCCGTTGGCGGTGGCGGCTGCGGTGCCTTTCACCTGCCGCTCGACGGCGGATAGGACATTGCCCATGTATTCCGCCCGGTCTCCGGACTGCTCGAAAGCGGCTTTGATCTTGTCGATCTGGTCGGTCGTGAGCGTGCCAGTGCGGCGGAGAGCGGTCAGCCCGCGCTCGGGGTCGGACAGTGCCTTACCCAGCATCACCGCATTGGATTCCGCGCTGCCAAAACCGGTGGCGGCAAGGTCGATTGCTGCACGGGTGGCGCGGTCGAATGCGCCGTCCACGACGCCTGCGGTTTTCGCAAGATCGGCAAACGTCGCCAGCTTCGATTGAGTCATCGTGATCGACGCCGCGTCCACTCCTGTCAGCAGCTCGGTGGCGTCGGCCATCGCAAGCAAGCGGTCCGTCACCTTGTCCGCGCTGTTACCATAAAGGCCCATTTGGCGAACGACGTTCCGCAGTCGCGCCTCCTCCGTCTTGGCCTGCTCACCTTCCTTGACGAGACTCATGAACCCGCGCATGGCGTCGCCTGCGGCACGGATGCTCGCGCCAAGTGCTTTGAATGCGACAAGGCCGCCGACCATCACGTTGAGCGACGATAGCCGGCCCTTCACGCCCTTCATCGTGCGCTCGAACTGTGACGCATCCGCGCCGACTTTTACTTTGATCCCGGCCATGACTATGGGTCGTTGTCAATTTCGCCAAAGATGCCTTTCAACCGCTCGGACAGCGGCACGTCCGGCGCGTCGAACTTGATGCGGCGGCGGATCGTCGGCAGGCCACGGCGGTGCATGATCGCGTGGGCGAGCTGCTGCACTTGGTCTATCGGCATGTCCATGGTGGTTTGCGCGTTCCAGCCGTATTCGGATGCGATCATGTCCACGATCTGCGCGGTCGGCTCCGGCGGGTCACACGGCGGGCCTGCTACTTTCCCGGCGTGGATTCGATCACGACTTCAGCTTCCTCCCGGCGGGCCATTACGCGGGTGACATAGTCCGTCACGGCGTCAACTTCGGCGTCGGTCATGTCGATGAATGCGACATCTATCTCGTCTGCGGTCGGCAGGCTGTTGCCGTAGCTAATCGCCCGGTAAGCGCCGACCATCTCGACGGTGTCGAGCGTCAGGCCAGCGCGGGCGACCGCGCGGTTGATGAGCAGAAGGGTCTTCTGCGATAGCGGCAGATACCCAGCGGGTGGCGTGTCAACGAATGCGTCTGTTTCAGTTTTCATGGTTGTCATTTTTGGTAGAGTAGTTTTTCGAGCGTGTTCAAATCTTCCTTGGAGATATCCTTGCCGATGAGCGCGGATCGGCCACGGTGGGTGACGCGAGCGAACTGGGCCTTCTTGGCGACATCGACCATCGCTTCGTGACCTAGCACGGCCCCGCGCGCGTAGCTGATCGGCGCGTCCGGAAGCTTGGAGTAGAGCGTCGGGTCATCGTAGAGCGCGGCATCTGCGGCAGCGGCTTCGTGGAAGCACCAGGTTGTGACCTGGGGATTGCGAATCCAGCCAAGCAGGGGATGTCCGAGAGCGATCAGGACCGCGGCCTTGCGCGTGTTGGTGACCCGGCAGGCTGGCCCGTAATGCGCTTGCAGACCACGCCCGTGGTGGATCATCGCCTTGAGCGTGGAGAACTCGCGGAACGCATTGGCGCAGACCGTCACCGGGTCGTTCGGGTTGCGCTGCTGAAAAACCGTGTCGTGGAAAAGCCGCGCGATTTTCTGCGGCGAGTTGCCTGCAAGGTCGGGTTGGTGGAAATGCCAGATCACCCGCACGCCCTTGATGCCGTCGCCTGCCTGCGTGGAATACGGATTGGCCGGGTGCAGCGGCACGTCCATCGCATAGATCGTCGCCGCACATGGCAGGTTGTCGACGTCGCCTGTTTGGCCATCGACAACCGAGAGCGAGTAGCGTGGAACCACGCTTGGTTTCATATATGCCATAATTGGTGGGGGTCAGGTCAGGCGGTGATGCCGACGTGATTTTCAAACGCGACCTCGATGCGCACGTAATCCTCGTTGGTCTTGGTGACCGAGACGCTCTCGACGATGGAGAGCGAGCCGACCGCGCCTTTCAGGTAATCGGTTGGGGCATCGGAAAGCGTGATGGACGCGGCGAGCGTGCCGGTGAATGGCGTGTTGGTCGGCAGGAAGCCGGACAAGGTGCCTTCGATCCGCTCGTTGTAATACGCCTTGGCCACGGAGTCGCCGTCAGCATCCGCTATGACTTTCTTGTCCTGCGCGTAATTCCACGTCGATCCGTCCGAGATGATCCCGGTTTGCGTGGTCAGTCCGAAAGGGGCGGCGGTTCCAAATTGCGTTGCCATGCCCCTGCGGACATGTCAAATCCAGCGCTTGCCTATTACACCCGCGTCACCAGGCACTCGGCGGAAAATTTCACCTCGACGATGTTCTCATCCCACTCTTCTTCCGAGCCACGATAGAGCCAGTGGTCGATGCGGATGCCATCGTCACAGACCAGCCGGACGCCTGCCGGGTCGTTGAGCAAGGTTTCGATGGTATCGGCCCAGTCGTCGATGGTGTCCGCCGCCTCGTCGCCCGCATGGCTCCGCAGGGTGATCTCCACCTCGGTGCGCATGACGTTGGGCAGTGACACGCTGTGCGGCTCGGCGCTTGTGACGTCCACCGCGATGGTCGGCAGCGCGACATCCTCCCGGCGTTTCGCGTCGACGATGGCAATGGTTTCGTCCGGCGACATCTCTGTGAGATAATCCACCAGCCCGGCGATGAGTCGTTTGCTTGTGTTCATGATGCTTTGGCTATCTTCTTTGTCTGCTTGTCAACAATGATGCGCATGCGCTTGATGCCGTTTGTCCTGCCTGCCCGCAGGGCTGCCGCAACATCGCGCTGCTTCTGCACGCCGGTCAGGTATGGCGTATTGTTCGCCAGCTCGACTTTCGCGTTTAGCCCGCGATCCATGACTGTGGCCGACGCCCATCCGCTGCCGACGTGACGCTGTATCCATCGCCCGATTTTTGACGCCTTGCCGACGCCCAACGAGTTACCCGCCGCGATCCATGCCGCTTTGGCGCGACCTGCCTTGGCCTGCTGCTCTTTGGCATAGCGGTCGCGCTCATCCTCCGTGATCAGTCCGCGCCACCAGTTGCCCTTCTCCTTGCGGAACTTGCGGCCACGAATCCGACCGTTTCGGCGAAGCGCGTAGTGCGATGATTTGAGGTCGGTGCTTTCCGGGTATGCGCCGAGGTTGATCCCGAACCAGACTTGCGCGACCTGCTTTTCGATGTTTTGCAGGAACTTCGCCGCCTTGCCTTTGTCGCTGATCCCATACGGCTGCATTTTGGTTGCCAGTTGGCGGCTGGTGGATAGCGCCATTTCCTTGATCCCGGTTTCGATCCCCTTCCCGGTCAGCTGCTCAAACTTCCGCAGGAGCTGCTTCGTCTCGGATTGCCCGACCACTGAAAATTTCATGTCCACACCCTGTGAAAATTGTCGAATTTTGTTCTTGGCATGCCGCCGGTAATGTGGAATTTTTCCGCACATGAACAAGCCAATGCTCCTCACCGACTACTGCGGCACGAACGTACGCGGCTGGTTGATGTCCGAGAAGCTGGATGGCTGGCGCGTGATGTGGGATGGCCAGAACTTCTTCAGCCGCGAGCTTGGCTTGCTGGCAGCGCCGGAATGGTTCAAGGCCGGGATGCCCGCCGTGGCGCTCGACGGCGAGTTGTTCGCAGGCCGGGGCGAGTTCAATGCGATCCAAGGCATGATGCGCGACGGCTGGCATGGCCTGACGTTCCGGGTCTTCGACACCATCGCCCCGGGCGCTTACTCCATCCGCCTGCGCACGATCAAGGCGCTGCCGCTGCCCGCTCATGCTTCGGTGCTCGAGCAGGTCGAAATCAGCACCACGCTGGATGTGATCCGCGGGGCTGATACCATCGTGGCGGCTGGCGGTGAGGGTGTCGTGGTCCGCAACCCGAAGGGGAAATACCTGCCCGGAGAGCGCACGAATGATGTGGCGCGCTGGGTGCCACAAGACCCGGCCAAGAATCGCCGGAAGTCAGCGTGATTCGTTCGGATCGACCAGCGCGAAATGCACGGCGACGGCCCCGGCAGTCACCTCGTTGATCCGGTATGGCCTGCCAGCGACCGTGCAGCGCGCGTTGCGGAGTGACAGCGGGTTGGTAACGTCGGACGGCTGGGCGGTGGCTGTGGCGCGGATCTCGGGCTCGATGCCGCCGAGCGCGCCTTCGCCGCCGAGCCGCTCGTCGTTCCATACGACTTGGAACGTCTGCCCGGCCACGACCATCGTCTCGGTGCCAAGCAGCGCGTCAATTTCGTCGGCGGGCGCGTTCAGGAAGTCATCGACCAAGCTCATGCCCCTATCGGCTTGTCAATTCCGGCGCGGCGGTGGTGGCGGCGTCGTGGCGATAGGTGTGCAAGATGCGGTCGATGTGATGGCCCGTGCGGATTCGCTGGCGTGCCTGGTGCGCCCAGATCGCGTCCTCGCCGTAGTTGGTGAAGCCGAAGACGCATTCGGCCACGCGCTCACGTTTCCACGCGCAAACATGCCACGGCGCACGCAGGGTGACGCCGCCGGGGGTGAATGGCTGGTCGGTGTTGTTGATGCCGAAGACAACTTCGGACTCAAGCCCGTTGTAAATGGCGCGCTGCCGGAAGGTGATCACGTCCGCGCCGGTTTCGATGGCCGCAAGCAGGCTGGAAACGTAATCGTCCGCGATGTCATCATCATCGTCGACGAATGCGATATACTCGCCGCATGCGATGTCCACCAGCGCCTGCCGCTTTTCACCGATCGTGCGCTGCCGGTTGTCGCATAGGGCCAAGTGCTCAACTGGTTTTCCGGAACTTTGGTTTAGTATTTTTTGCGTAAGGCCATGCAAGGCGCTCGTCCGCTCCGGGATTGTCGGTGTGAGGATGCTCAGTTGTGGTTTCATGTTTTTTGAAGATATTGACGTAGTTGGCGCGGAACTTTTCGCCATCGACTTTTCGCGGTGTGTCGCCTTTGCCTGCGCTCATGGTTGGGGTTTGTTGACTTTGATCCAGCAGCGCCCCACCTGCGCCACCTCGTATCCGTTCGCCTCGGAGTGTTCGGTGACGGCCTTCTTGACTTCGTGCCATGGGTAATCGTGACCGGCGAAGATGCCGCCGGGTTTGAGCTTTGGCCACCATGCGGCGAGATCCTTGACGACGCTGTCATAATCATGGGCCGCGTCGATGAAGACGAAATCCAGCGTTCCGTCCGCGAAATCCGCTGCCGATTCGGCGCTGTCTCCTTGGTGAATTTGGATCATGTCGGCCACTCCGGCGGCTGCGATGTTGTCCTTGAAAACGTGCAGGACGGTGCCGCCATGTCCCGCCACGATGTCAACGTGCGCGGGTTGCTCCTGCTCGCCCAGGAAGGTGTCCACGCAATGCACAACGGCGGGTTTGTTGATGTCCTGCAATCGCTGGCAAAGGTGGATTGCTGACTGCCCCTGCCAGCTTCCAATCTCAACCACCTGCGCGCCGTCTGGCAATGCCTTGGCGATGCTGGAATACAAGCTGCGGTAATCGCACCAGCCTTCAACGTCGCTTGATACGCGGATACTGTCCCTGATTCGGTCCCATATCCCGCGCCCGGTGAGGTAGTGGAACTGGTCATTGCTCCGCGCATAAGTTTCGTCCATTTCGGATTTCCCAAACGCCGGGTGCATGTGCTCGATGGTAATGCGGTCGCGGGCTTCTATCACAACCCGGTCACGCCATGCGCATTGGCTGAAATGGTTGTCTGAAAACATGCTGAAGAACTCCGGGTGGAAAAGGTATCCCTGCTGCTCATAGCGGGCGCGGGTGAGAATCGCCATACAAAGCAGGTCGTCCGTCCGGTGGCCGTCGTTGATCGCCAGCACGGCGGGTTTGCTGGTGTCGCCGATGGCTTCAAGGATCGCGGTGTCCCAGCCGCGGAACGGCTTCCAGTCGTCGGAGAGTTGCAGCAGGACATCACCACGGCTGGCGGCTGCGGCTGCGTTCCATGCGGCGACGGGGCCACCATCGCCAGCCAAGAATGCGGTGGGGAACCTGACAAAGACTTCGGCGGTTTCGTCGTTGTAATCGGCGGCGAAAAGATGCTCAACGCGCTCCGGGTGGTCGGCCATGCGCAGCCATTCCATGCGCGTCCTGACCGCCTGCATCGGTCGGCCACGGGTGGCGTGCAAAAGGCTGATGGTAGTCATGCCGGATGTCGCCAGCATATTGTGCCGGCGGGTGTCTGATTCCAGTGCACGACCTGCCATGCGGAGGGATTGCAGGAAAAGGTCTTCGCGGAAGAATCCGTAAAACATCTTCCGGTGGTTCCAGCACGGTTTGTCGGGAAACTTGCAGGTCATCATGTGGCGAGCATAAGCCAAGGCTCGCTGTGGCTCGTCGCAGGACATGGACAAGGCTGTCAGCTCATACAGCGGTTCGGCGCGGCTCGGGTCTTCCGTCCATGCCTGCGTGTAGATCGCGGCCTTGTCGTTGTAGTCCTCGGCCATCGCCGCAAGGGTCATGTATGTTTCAAAACGCTCAGCCAGCCCGCCTTCCGGGTGGTCTAGGAACTCTCTGGCAAGCTCGATGGCGCGGGCGTCTCTGCGTCGAGAATACTCGACCATGAGATAAAAAGTGTGCGCGTGCGTGCGGTCTTCGTCGGGGATGCTTTCGAGGATGGTGAGGTTCCGATCCTTGGAGCATTCCCGATCCTGGCGCGGGATGTGGACAATGCGAACCTCGCTGGATTGCGCTTGTTTCTCCGGCTCGCCAGATACCTGGACAAGGTTCTCATGAAGCGCGTTTTTCCACTGGTAATTGCCGTTGTTCCGCCAAGCTCGCTCGCGGAAATTCCCAATCACTCCTTGGTCACTCACGATGTAAGGAATGCTGAGGATGCCGACATCCTCTGGCAGCTTGGCAATCAGGGTGCGGATGTGCTCCAACCCTTCGGCGGTATCGTCCATGTCGGCCCATACGATCCAGTCGCCGGTGCATAGCGCGGCGGATGCGTTGCGGGCGGCGGCGAAGTCATCGACGTGCGGCCAGTCGTTGTCGGGGGGGTTTTTGTATTCGCCAATCACGCAGCCTCGCTCGGCAGCCATGTAGAGAGTGTTGTCCGGCGTTTGGCTGCCAACCGCGCGGACCATCACGACCTCGTCGAAATGCGGCTGGAAGGTGTCGAGAAAGCGCGCCACGTCGCGCTCACAGTTCCCGGTAATAACGGACAGACTCAGGCGTATCGGCTGTTTCATAATTGCTTACCGCAACCAATGTGCATTTGCAGCCGAATTGCAACAATAAAAAACCGCCGCCCGGAGTTTCCGAGCGGCGGTGACACAAACAAGCACCAGCACAGAGAGTGATCAGTCGGTGCGAGCGATGAGCCCGATGCCGAGGGTGAGCGCGGCAGCCATGCCGAACAAACATTCGATGCTTGCGTAGTGCCTGCCCTTCCCGGGGTTGAAATGCCTGCGATAGGTGAATCCGAGCCCGGTTTCTGGATCGGTCACGGTTTCGACTGCGAGGTAGCTGTCGCCTGCGTCCTGCGGCTGGAGCTGGCGAACCGCGACTGCCACTGCGTCGGAATGAGCGAGGAAGCCGATGATCGAGAGCGATGCGCCGATGGTGGTCAGGTTGGCCTGATAAACATTCATACCGAGCAGGCGCGGGATGCGTCCTTCGCGGATGCCTTCGCTGCCGCCATACTGGAACGCTTGCGAGATGTTCGCGTCGCTTTCAAGTTGGAAGTGCAGGTCTGGGTTGCAGACGAGTGAAACCGCATCCATTGGCACTTGGCGATTGACGAGAGTCCTGCGGGCTGCGCGGATCTGAGCCAGTCCAGTTCCGCCGATGGTCACGGCGGTTGCGGCAGGGCTGCCGAACGATGCCACCGTGAGAGCATTAAACACGTTCTGCATACACTTGCGAGCCAGTGCGCGGCCTTGGTTGGCTGCGAAATTGGTGATGTCAGACGATCCAGCATTTGCATACTGAATGTCGGTCAGGTCAACGCCAACAACTTGGTGTTGATCGAGGTTGACGGTGATCGCTGCAATGGTGCCAGCCTCGGTTTCGTATGGAGAGCCACTGTTGTTCGCATAGGCGAAGGTCGTGGAATCCAAAGCGGAAACGCGCGGGATGATGATCGCATCACCTTTGCGGCGGGTTTCATTGGAGTAGCTGCGGGTAAAGGCAGAGAGAGGGAGAAGACCAGCGGTGAACGCTTTGAGAACTTCTTGAACGTAGATTTTGTCAACGAATGTGGATGCCATGGTAGTAGGTAGGTTGGTTGGTTATTGGGAGACTTTTGATTGCTCGGCGAGGATCGCCTTGCGGTGCTTTTGATAGAATGCGGTCGCCTCAGCGCCTTTCAGTTCCTCGAACTGCTGGGTGAGTGTCTTGGCCTCGCCGCTGTCGCCAACGAGCGCGACCGGTTGCGGGTGGCCTTGCTGGGCGAGCAGCTCGGCGGCCTTGACTGCGGCCTTGGCGTCGATGTCCTCGGCCTGCTTTTCCAGCTCGGTGATGCGCTCGGCATTGGCCTCGATGGTCTTGCCGGACTCGTCCAATTTGGATGTCAGCTCGGCAACGTCGCTTTGCAGCTTCGCGTTGACCTCAGCCAGCGGTGCCAGCTCGTCGATCCGCGATTGCGCGGCGGATAGATCGGCACGCAGGGTGTCGTTTTCGACAAGCGCGGCCTCCACCTTGGCGGCGGCTTCTTCGTTTCCGGGGAATAGTTTTGAAAGGATTCCGGTCATGCCCTTGGCGGGCGTGTCAAATGACAGCGCGTTTTTCGCGTCCGCTTCCTCTGGCTTTTTGCTGTAGTCGATAACCTCGGATACGAAGTTGGCGGCCATCGCTGCGTCAGCATCGAGCCAGGTTTCCGCAAACATCAGTTGCCGGATTTGGCCGGGGTCGCCGCCTGTGCGGTCGGCGTAGATATTGGCGATGTCGCGGCTGATACCGTCGAGCAAATCGGCGGTGCGTTTCATGTCGCGGCTGTCGCCCATTGCAATGCTCGATGCTTCGTGAATCATGATGCGCGATTCCTTGGTCATGCGCCGGACATCACCGGCCATCAGGATCACGCTGCCCATGCTCGCGGCCATGCCGTTGACGGTGGTGACGATTTGCACGCCACGGTTGGACATCTCGCGGAGCGCCGAAAAAATTCGCTGCCCCTCGAAAACCGATCCGCCGGGGCTGTTTATTTCCACCTCGACGCTTTCCAGCGCGTCATCAGCAGCGCAAACGACGTCGCCGATACGCATCTGCGCGGCGACTGCGGCGGGTCCGTAAAGACGGCCCAGCTCTTCGATCAGCTTGTCGGCGGATTCCTTGTGGACGCCGTCATTCAGCTTCAGTTTCCCGGCTCGGTTCTCGATTTGAATTAGGTTCGTTTTCATTGTCGTCAGTGGGTCGTGGTTGCTGCATTTCGTTGGGCGTCAGCATCGCCATTTCGCGGTCGTCGACCGGCACGCCGTAGAGTTCTGCGGCCTCGGCAGCGGCGAGCTTTCGCAAGGCCACCTCGGCTGCGCGTTCGCGGATGTGTTCCTCGTAGGTCTTGCCGCGCATGCTCACGATGTCGCGCATGTTGGCCGCGCCGATCTTCCAGAGCGCCTCCAGCTCTTTCGTCACCCGGCCATCGTCAATCGTGAGCTTGGGCGGCGTGGAAAAATCCCACTTCCACCAGTCGGCAGACTGCGGCAGATCGCCGCGTTTCTGCGCCTTGGCAATGGCATAGCCGACGATGCGGCGGGCGGCATGGAAGAGCATGTCCTGCCGGTCTTCAATGCTGCGTTGAGCCATGGCGATTTCCATGCGCTGCGCCGTGCCGCCACCTGCCGCGTGGCCGGTGTAGAACGCATACGGCCACGAAATCGCGGCGAAGGATGAGCGGAGCAGGCGGTCGTGGAAGTCCAAGAACGGATTGCCGGGGCGCGTGTTGTTCAGCGTTTCGATCTTCCCGCCGGAGTTGCTGCGGAAATATCGCACAGTCCCGCCGTCCATGGACTGAACGGTCATGCCGCCGCAGCCGCTGCCATTACCGACAAGCGCGTTGTATGGGTCATCGGGGTCAGGTCCGCCGTTGTCGTTGTATTCTATCAAGCTGATGCTGCTCATCTGGAGCATCGCCAGCCGCTCCCACTCGGTGCTTTGCAGAATGTCCCGGCAATCATTGATGCAGGGGGTCAGCGCCGTCAGCCCGCGTCCCTGGTATTGGAACTCGGGATCGTATAGGTGGATCATGTTCGACGCCGGGATCCACTCGGCAAGGTTGCCGTTTTTATCGAGAAACGCGTATTCCTTCGCCTCGCCGCTGGGCCAGTAGACGATGCCGTCTTGAATCTGCCCGCCGCGCACGTTGCCGCCTTCCTGCATGCCCGCAGGCGTGCCGATGCGGTGACTCGGGATGCCTTGGTATTTCGGAAATCCGTTGGCCGTTTGGGTCAGTAGAATGAATGCCTCGCCGTCCACGTCGATTGCCAGACTCCACGTCAGCAAGTTGGTTTTGAAATCGTGCATGCCACCGCGCGAGTCGCCGATGGCGTAAAACATGTTGGTCAGCCATGACGTCGCGGCGTTGCCGAACTCGGCATCGGTGCCACGATAGATCGGGACAAATGCCCGCCCGACGGAATACATTCCGCGCTGGTTTATCGCGTTTTTGATCGGCCCGAGATTCAGGTAAATCCGGCGGGCGTGGCTTTGCAATTTGACGCGGTCGACCGCAGGCACAAGGTCGCCGATGTCCTTTTTCTCAATCGGCTCCCATGGGCGGTGGTAATTCTCGTTCGCAGCCCGCGCCGCGCGCGTGGTCATCTGCCGTCCGAATTGGTCGAGAATGGTCATCGCCTATCGGCGGGTGTCAAAACCTACCGACCGCCCGCGACTGGCTCGGGATGAATCCGGCGTCGAGCCACATGATCGCGTAGCGCAACGCGGTCTGCCGCTCGCCTTCGTGCATGCCTGCCAGCTTGGACATGCTCACGCCGTTCTTGTTGGCATTCGTGATCAGGTCCATGCCGCCTTTCGTCAGCGCCCCGGTCATCGCGGCGTCGAACGCATTGCGGATCGCCAACACCCGCTGCGGGTTGCCGCGCGCGTAGTGAAACAAGTTCTTGGCGACTTCGATTGTGGTGGCGGCCATCACTGACCGCCGGCGTGTCAAACATCGAAACCGGGAATCAGCTTCAGCATGAGCGCCGCAACGATCTGCATTGCCTCGACGTCGAACGCATGGTTGTCCCGGCGCACGCGCGTCCAGCGGTATTCCACCTGCTTCGTCTTCGCGTTCGTCACCTCGCGCTTCACCTCGGCGTCCACCTGTTTGATATATTCCGCGCCGATGTCGTCCGGGATTTCCCATGCGGCGGATTGCCCGGTGCGGTGCGCGTGGACGATGTCTTTGATCCGGTCGCTACTCCAGTGTGCATATCTGGCCTTGCCCGTGCCGGGTGCCTGCGCCTCCGAGAAGCGCGTGAATGGACGGTGGATCACATCGCCGTTCGGTTTCCGGTAGGGGAATGACGCTTGGCCGGAGCCGTGCAGTGCGGTCCAGTTCATGCGCGCGCACGCGGCGTAGACTTGGTCGGTGTCGTATTGCGCGTCGACGAAGACCATCTGCGGCTTGACGCCGTAGCGGAGCGCCAAGTCATGCACGTTGTCGAACGTCTCAATCCGGCCATACCAGAGCAAGCGGCTTTCGCCGTTCGCCCGCCACGCGCGAATGCCTGCCCAAAAGTGATCGCGTTGTTTGTCGACGGTCAGGAAACGGAATGCTTCGTCCTCGATTTTCCCGCCGTCAGTGTATTCGGCGACGAGGTAGCCGTTGCCGACCAGCGCCTCCCGGTTGTCGGTCAAGTCCTCCTCCCATGGTTCGGCGAGCCGTTTCTGGATGAACTGCCGGAGCGGGTCCAGATTGCCGACGCGCATCGCGGCTTTCGCTTCGAGCCACAGCAGGACGATTTCCCACAGGGGTTTCCGCCAGTTACACAGCACGTTGTAGTGGTAGCCGACGTGACCGGGCAGGCCGGTGGCGGTTGCAACGTAGGATGCCGACTCTGCCAGCGCCCGCCGCTGTTGTGCGTTGTCGCCGCAGGTCCAGTCGCAATCGGCATTATCGCATTTCAACCGGGCGGCCTGCGCGCGGGTCAGGTTGTCCTGTGTCTCGTCATCGTAGCCGACAACATTGCACCATTTCCACGGCTGGATGGTCCCGCAGCTCGGGCAGGGGAAACAAAACTCGCGCCGGTCGGTGTGCTCCCATGCTTTGTCCAGCTCGTCGCCTTTCACGCCTGCTTGGGAGAGCAGGAACATCTGGCGGTTCCATCGGTCGTGTAGCCGGCCCCGTGCTTCGTTGAGCATGCCGGGTTTGTATTGCCACGCCTCGTCACAAAAAACGCGGCGCATGGATTTGGATTGCAAACCGGATAGGTTCGCGCCGGTGAGGAATAGGGACATCGCCGCCGAGAGAATCTGCATTTTCCGCTTTTTGTGCCGGTCGTGCGGCATCAGCAAGGCCGTCTCGGGAGTGCTGCGGATCATGAAATCCATCCGCGTTTCCGCCCAGTCCTTCAGGTCATCATCGGTTTGCCCGACGATCAGCGTGGGTCCGGGGTCTTCGCTGAAGATGTAGGCCAAGCCCGCTTCCATGAACGTGGTCTTGCCTGTCCCGATGGGCGCGAGGAAAACGACCTCCTTTATTGACCTATCAGCCAGCGCGTCGAGCGGTCCTTTTTGCCAAGGAGCGTTGTTCGTGTGATATTTTGGAGTAAGTCCATCCTGAATTATCACCCGACCAGAACACCATTCTGAAGGAGCAAGTCTGCGTGACGGTTTAACACCAAGGCAAAAGCCGTCCACTGGGTCGTATTTCTTCCCATTCATGCCGAAACCATAAGCATTAGTTGCGGATCTATTATTTTGTCTGACTTAAACATGTTTTCGCTGGCATACAGGGGCCGCAGATTTGTCCAATGCCAGCATTGTGCCACATACTTCGGATTGGAGTGATCAAATGCAGCGCATGGAATGATGTGGTCAATGTGCCAAGCAGTGCCGTAGTTTGACCATGACATTCCGCGCTTGAATTGAGATTCCAAATGGTTTCTGAATTGATCGACGGAGCATCCCAAATAATCAAGGATTGACCCATACCGCGAATGTCCCTGCCTTGAACATATTGACGAAAGACCCCTCGATAGGTTTTTCCTTATTTTGTAACAAGGTTTTTCCATCCGTTTTTTTTCAGCCGCTCTTGTTTTTTCTTTTTGCTCTGGACTCCTTGCTTTTTCCCTGCTTCTTGCGCGGATTGCCTCTTTGTTTTTGTTCCAATAGCGCAAATACGATTCTCGTCTTTTCTCAGGGGATAAGGATTTTTGCCACTCTGCCTTGCGTTTTTTCACAAGCTCCGAATTTTTGATTCTTTGTTGTTTTGCATACTGCCTAGACTTTTCTCGAAACAAAGAGCAAGAATTCATTCGTTCCTTGCGTCGTTTGTTTTTTTTGAAAGACACCCAAGCGGATGACCAATCAGGGAAGATTACCGGAGATGAATGACTTCGGATTTCGACGCTCATCCAATATCCTTGAATGATTCTTGCCGGGTTGTGTTTTGCTTTGGGGTTAAACCTCATCTTCGGTATTCCAAATTTCGCTTTGTTTGTCCGCTAGCATCGCAAGTATTTCGTCACATTTGGCGTCAATGATTTTTTCGCACTCCTCGATTGATGTGCCGTGAACCATTGGTGGAACGTCTGCGCGAATTCTTGAAACGGCAGATTTAACCGCAGACCCGATTCTAATCATCCTCTCTTCAACCATCGCCTTGCTGACGTATTGGCCCGCCGCCTCCCGCAGCTTGTAAGCGTTGAGCAGGCCGTCGATCTGGATCTTGACCGTCTGCGCTTGGTGCTTGTCGGTGGCTGCCGATAGCTGGCTGATGATCGACTCAATGTCGATCTGCGTTGGATCGTCTCCCGGCGGCGTGATTGGCGCGCTGGCCTTGGGTTGAAACTCAGGCTTCAGGTGCGGCGGCATGTTCCGCATGCGCCCCAGCTTTTTGCGCACGTCGTCATCCGACCAGATGTCCACGCCCGACCGCTCCCACGATTTCAAGGTGGGCATGCTCACACCGATTTCCCCGGCGCGGTCCAGTTTGTTTTTGCGGGTCATGCGTTATTGCGAGCGGGTCTCAGTAAAACAGTGGTGGAAAAATGGCTCATGCGGGGAAAGCGGGATGAGCGGGAAC